GTTTCCAGTTGCTGTAAGACTTGTACCAGTTGCCGCTCCAATGTTTGGAGTAGTAAACTGAGCAGAAGTTTTAACAACTACGTTACCACCTGAAATGTCTGTTGTTAAGTTGTCTGTGTTGACAGAGAACTCAGTGCCTGTTAATGTAAGACCTGCGCCTGCTGTGAATGAACCAGCACCTGAGAATTGTACCCAAGTAACGTCAGATGTACCGACAGTTGTTACTGGATCTGTCATTACCCAACCAGTATCATTATATAATGTACCTTGTTGAACAAAACAGAAGTCACCACCAGCCATTTCTGTTGGAGTGTCAAAGTCTGTTGCTCTAGTTAGAACAGTTGAACTTGTGTAGACATAGATACCATTGTTTGGTAGATTAGCGCCTGTTTCGTCTTTAATGATAATACGATCATTAACTGTTAGTGTAATACCATCAATTGCTGTTAAAGCAACTGTAGTTGTTAATGTTGCTCCAACTCCTGCTGTTCCGTTGTCATATGTTACAGTACCAGTTGACATAGCCGCGTATGTGTCTGTTGATGCTACGATTGCTGGTGCTTGAACAGAAAGACCTTGTGCAACGTCATCTACATATTGTTTTGTTGCCGCATCTGTTGATGCTGTAGGGGCTCCGAGTGATTCAATTTTGAAACCACCGACGTGAACTTGTCCAGTTCCTGTAGGTCTGATTTCAACATAGTCATCTGCTGAACCCGCTGTTAATGTTAAGTTACCACTGCCTGCACCTGTTATTTGTGCTGTTACGACTGAACCGAATGTTGCTACGCCGTTTGCGTTAACAGTACCGACGATATTAGCGCCAGTGCCTGTAATGACAGCAGTTGAGTTTCCTGCAGAAACTAAATCGATGTTGCCATTGTTTGTGATAGTGATGTTTGAGGTACCGTCAATTAGTGTACCTGTAAAGAATGATGCTGAAACTAAGTTTCCACCTGCTACGTTACCAAAAGTACCGTTACCAGTTGCTTCAACTGCGCCTGCAGTAGTTAAGTTACCACCAGATACGTTACCTGTTGCGGATACAACACCGACTGTCGTAATATTTCCACCGATTACGTTACCTGTGACTTCAACAACACCTGATGATGTTAAGTTACCACCTGCTACGTTACCAGTTGCAGAAACAAGTCCTACAGTAGTTAAATTTCCACCGATTACATTACCAGTTACTTCTACAACACCTGCTGATGTTAAGTTAGAACCAGATACATTACCTGTGAATGTACCTACACCAGTAGTAATGATTCCAGTAGAATCAATATTTGCTATTAGTGCGCCACCAACATTTAATTCAATGTTGCCGTCTGCTACTGGGATAGAAACATTAGATGTGCCGTTTGCTACACCTGATGTGTCAATACCTGTTAACTGAGAACCATTACCATAAAAATATGATGCGGTGATGTTACCTGAAGTAACAACTTGTCCTGTTCCGTTGGGAGTAAAAATGATGTTAGCATCTGTATCTTGACCAGTAACTGTTTGATCTGTGATTGCTAAGTTGCCAATCTGAGTTCCGTCTGGTAAGTTAGTTACACCAGTTAGACCGATGTATCTGTAACCTACGATGTAAAGAACTTTAGTACTTGTTAAAGCAGTCGGAATTGTTTCTCCGATAAAGTTAAGAACACCTGATTGATAGTTATAGAAGAACTCACCTGTTCCACCTGAACCTGCCGCAAATATTTGCGTACCTGTTGAAGTTGGATCTGCAACTCCTGCATCATCTACGTAGACTGATACAGAATAAGTAGAACCAAATTCTGCTGGAATCCAGTAAGTTAAACTAGTCTTCCAAGTAGGGTAGACACCACCGACTGGTACAGTAGTATTATCTGCTGTACATTCTTTTGCTCCAGTGCCTGTATAAGCAGTAACAATGCCTGCTGTGGCTGCCGCTGTTCCTGGTATCTGATCAGATTGAGTCCATTGCGTGTCACCACGAATTAGTAGTGGACTTGCAATCGCCTCGTTACTTGGGCTTTTATTAGCCTCCGTGTCAGTCTTAGTGACACCAAATGCCTGTTTGTAAAGTAGGTCAACTTTTTGTGAAATAGGTATACTCATTTTTAGTTACTCGCTGATTCTAGTGATAATGCTGATACAGATTGACCCGATGTCAATTTAATACGAACATAAATTTCGTTTGTTGCTGTTGCTGATGAACTCACAGTTCCAAATGTTGCTGTTGTTGATTCGTTAGATACTGAGCTACCTGTAGTGACTGTACCTCCCGTTGCACAACCATCTGATCCGTTACCACCTGCCCCGATATCTGCTCCTGGAATTCCTGAACCTGCATATGCAGTTGACATATCTAACCAGCCATTGCTTGAAGATGTATCATCAATGTCTGATCCTGGAAGAGCGATCCATAAACCTGCAATTGTTCCTGAAAATTTAACGTCAAATTTAGATACTGAAGTTCTGATAAATCTAAATGTAAAGTATTGACTTGCTCCTTGGGCACTTAAGTCAGGCCCTGCTGGGAAGAACCCAGTTGAATAGTCTGTGACATTGTAAGCAAGACTGTCTGCTACTACTGTAGCATCGTATGTTTGTAAAGGTCCATTTTCACTGTCGAACAATGTCGCACTTGCTGTGAAAGTTGGATTGTCTGTTGAACCTGGGTTAGCAATCCTTGATGCTAATCCTGAACCTGAACCGATTGTTGAACCGATATAAACGTTTGCTTCTTCAATTCTGCTTGAAGAAGATGTTGTACCTGTTTTGTATAGCACTGTTCCAGAAGGACTGAAGTTTTGTGTGCCAGATGCATAACTGTTAGTAACACTTGCTGATGGTCCGCTTGAACTTGAACCGAATCCTGAAATGATTGATGAAGTTGTACTAACTGTAGCGTTACCACTAGCTACATATAGATCCTTTGCTAACGGTGTTGTAACTGATGCTCCTGCATATGTTACTGAACCAGGTGAATTAAATGCTCCACCACTTGAACCTGTAACAAATGTATCACTTGTTGGATACATATCACCGGATAGTCTGTTGACAAGGAAGTCTACTTCCCATACAGTAGCGTTCGTATAATGAGGTACTGTTGAACTATATAATAGTGTTGGTGTTGCGTCTGCTGTAAATGTTACAGTAGAGAAGACTGGAGTTCCTGGACTTGATGAGTCATAGTACCAGTCTGGTGTATTTGAATCACTCGCCGCTGAGTCTGTGATCTGTACTTCGTTCCAACCTTCTGTTACTGTACCTGCTGAGTCTGATGTAAAGACTGACCAGAAGCCTGCCGCTACGTTTGAATCAACTTCGCTGTAATCAACGTTGTTTGTGATAATCAAGTTACTGTATGTACCGTTACCGTCTAATGCTGTTGTCAATACTCTTGCGCCTGCGGCTACACCATTTAATTCTAGTGTAATTGTACCTGAGTCACCTGGTCCAGCGTTAGTGATTGCGTTTGTTGTATAAGAAGCAGATCGTCTTGTGTTAGTAACTGTTGTTCCACCTGCTACTGTTTTACCACCAGTGCCTGTGTTATCAGTCTGTGTAAAGTCTGCCATACGATATGTTGCTAAACTTTGTACTGATAAAGTCTGTGAAGCCGGGAAAGGGGGAGGACTAGATGGGACTAATTTTCCTAATACTGTGTTTAACTGAGCAATTGAATTGGAGACTGATGATGCTGTTGTTAAAGTTAATGCGTTAGATGTTAGTGATCCTTGAGTCGGAGTTCCTAATGCTATATCAATAGCACCCGTTGAACTTGGGACTGTAACTATTCCAGATACGTTTAATGTACCTGCAATGTTTGATCCAGTGCCTGTGACTGTCATTATAGCCGCATTACCTGCAACTCCTACAGTTACATTACCACCAGAAGTAGCAATATCTACATTAGATGTACCATTTGAAATTGATGAAAGATCAAGACCAATAATATTGCCTGCGGCAATATTTGAAATACCATAACCGTCACCAGTAATAATACCAGTTGAAACAGTGATGTTACCAGTAAGGTCTAAATTAGCAGTATCTTTATCAAATGTAAAGGCCGCTGAACCGCCGAATGCCTCATCGTCATTAAACTGAATTGCTGTGTTTGAGCCACCTGGATCTGATAAGTCCCAAGGTGTTCCGTTTGCATAGTATAGGTTATCTGTTAAGACTCCCAATGCTGTTATATTAGCAGTAAAGTCAGCACCGTTAGTGGTGATTCTGCCGTTTGCTAAAATAATGTTAGCAGGTGTTTCCCCTACTGAAAATCCTGCTACTGAATTGAATGGTTTAATTGCCATTTTGTGAGTCTCCGTTATATGTATTTACGTAATACTTGATATCTTTATTTATCATTTATTGTTGCATATTCTGTGTGTTTTTGGCTAAGATGAAGAATATTCGTCTAATAATACCTTGTAATTCGTTGTGTTGGTTGACGCTGGTGTCGCATAAAGAACAACTTGAGCATTTCTAAACGCATCACCAGGAACATATACTACTTCAAAGTCTGCTAATGCGGCACCAACTGAAATTGATGCATATTCTACATAGTTTACAGTTGTGGCATAAGTCGCACATGTTATCTTGCTTGTTTGTCTTGCGGCTTGAGACGCATCTGTTGCAACAATTGTATAATCGACTGCTGAGACAGCGGATGCTTCTGTTGCACATATTTCTATTTGTGCCACCGAGGATGTTGTTCCAGTGGCCACTTTAGATGTTCTGAATGAATATGCTCCGGATCCCACAGTCATTGTGTTTGCAGTCATGCTTCCAGCCATAGTGACTGTGTTAGTCATATTATTGTACACTAGATTCGCAGTTCCACCAAACGTTCCTGCATTGTTGAACTGTATCTGAGTATTGGCGCCACCTGGTGATCCACCTCCACCTCCACCAGACTGAACTGTCCATGCCAGTGTTCCAGAACCATCTGTTGCTAATACATATCCATTGAGTCCACCATCGATGTGTAAGTTTGCTATCGGTAGTTGAACATTAGGCGAGTTCTGCAAGTTTGCATTACCTGACATTGTAAGATTACCTAAAGAAGTAATCAGTACTGGCCCTGTAAACGTTGATGTTTCTGTTACTGCTATATTACTAGCACCAATGTTTCCTGTGACTGATAATCCACCAGCTCCTACTTGTAGAGTAGTTAGTGTTCCAACAGATGTAATGTTTGGTTGAGCGGCTAGTGTAATATTACCAGCAAAGTTAGCAAAGTTTGCACTTGCTCCTGCTGATATATCTGCGAATACTCCGTTACCGTATAAAACTGTGTCAGAAGCACCTGTAAGATCGACTACAGAGATGTTTCCTATACCTGTGATATTTGCATATGTTAAGTTAGAAACATTTCCACCTTCACCAGCAATATGAATTGCTGTTAATTTATCAGTACTAATATCGTATATAAAGCCTGCGTCTCCACCAAATGCTCCTGCATTATTAAACTGGACTTGAGTGTTTGCTCCACCTGGCGAGCCGTTGCCGCTACCGCCAGATTGTGCAGTCCATGACAAAACTCCTGAACCGTCTGTTTGTAAGACATAGCCGTTTGTACCACCTGTAATAGTTACATTGCCGACATCACCTAGATTAGCACTAACCGATGCTACTATATTAGTTGCTGTTGTTGCTCCTGTTGAAGCATTAAACGTTAAAGCGGCACTTGCTCCCAATTGTCCGTTGTTATTGTACTGTATTTGGGTGTTTGAACCAGCTGGCTCACTAGCAAAAGGCTCTCCGTTTCCATAGTAATAGTAGTTTGCGAAGACGGTATTAGATGATACATTTCCTGTAGGGAAATTATGGTTTGTTGTGACGTTTCCAGTGGAATCTACTACATCAACTGCAGGCCAGTTGACGGAGAATCCTCCCAAGGAATTAAATTTTTCTGCGGCCATATCTATAAGGTTCCATTGTTGTCTTTGTATTTATGATAATACAATTGCTTTTGATGCTAGAAAAAGCACTAAGGAGTGCTTTTTTATAAATACATATATGATTACGATACAACCCAGTAGGCCTCTATGTTCTTATTGCAAATTTACATTGTCAAAACCCAATGGAAAGAGTAAACATGGGTTTCAAAAGTGGCACAAATACTGTGTAGACTGTGCTAAGGCTATGTACAACAAAAGATTCAAACACATACAACATAAAAAAATGCAATGTGAAGAGTGTGATTTTGTTCCGCAAGATAAAGTACAACTAGATTTAGTGTACAAGGACGGCAATGCTCTTAATAAAAGCAAGAATAATTTAAAAACAATGTGTGCTAATTGTGCTAGGCTTTACAACAAAAAAACAAGAAAAGTTAAAAAATCGATTATTAATCTTCCAGTAGATTCAGATATAAGAATTAGTTAGCGATTTCGTCTATCTTATTAGCCCAATGATTCCAATACTTGGCTAGATATTCTCTATTGTATCCTGGCAAGTCTAGTATTTCATAGAGTTCTTTGACTGCATCTAATGTTTCTGTTTCGGATTCATATTTACGCACATCAAATTTATAAATGATATTGTCTAGTTTTGACATTTCTTCTAGTTCAGCAGGATGATGCTCTAATGCTTTTAGATAAGTTCTAAGAAATGGATCATCTTCTGTTCTTTTTGTAACAAACTCTTCTACGTCAGTAAACAATATAATTTTAGCATTCTTCCAAATCTTTACGATTTCTAATACTTCTGGCATAAAATGAGATGCTATAAAGAACTTATAATCGCTTTCTGTTACATCTTTTACATAAGAATGAAATGAGATTCCTCTCCATGGGTCAATGTAGTCTCTTTTTTCAAAGCCAAAGAATGATTTATCGGTGAGATTTAGATCATTCCAAACAATACCTTTTCGATTTAATTGTATCTGGCCAAGCAAGTAGTCCAATTTATCTTCGACTGAAAACTCGCCAGCAATTTGTGCTTCTGCTAATTGTTTGTCCTGAAATAGTGCATTATCGTTTAAGCCTAAACAATTAGCCATAAATTTTCCACCAGAGTAATTATGATACCATATAATAACTAAATTATCAGTATCTAAATTACATTCTTCAGGTTTGACTCTGATTTTTTTAGACAAGTTTTATGTTCTCGCCATCTTCTCCCAAATCCTCATTGCCATCTGCATTGAGATCAACCATTGATTGTTGAAAATCTTTGTATGTATCTGCTTCATCTTCTGATACAACTGGAGGTTTTTCAAGAGGAATAACATCAGGATCAACTTCAAATCCCGGATTGTCAATCGTACCAACTTCTCCTACAATTTCGTCAACTGAGATATCTAACGGGACTGTTGTCGATGCTTCTTTCTTTTCGTATTCGACAGTATCGTCAAAGTCTTCCCAATACATTTCAAGGGATTTACAGCCTTCTATGTACTTTTCGCCTTTATCATGCCATTTAGTGTTCATATAACCTACACCAGCATAATAGCCTTTGCCTGTAGTGTCGTTATAGTCATAGTCTGTTTCTAATTCTTTTTTATCATACCACACAGAATCAATAAACTCTCCCATATCAGTTTCAACAATTCCATAAGTAAACTTATATTTGTCAAATGGTTCTCCGTCTGTTTCTACAAACCAACAACCGAATCCGCCTTTCTCTCCGCTATGAAATGCTAAAGTAGGAACATAGTTATCATCGTCTTGGATATCTTCATCATCAGGCAATGTACCCATTGAGTATGCTTCTCTACCATAAAGTTGTTGAACTGCTTCTAAAGGAGTTTCAATTTCAGAGTAATCATATTTACCTTCTTCATTTGTTACTTCTGTTACAAAGAAACCACTGTCAGCATATGCGGAATTAATGTGTTCTATGTCATCGCATTCCCACATGTAGTAATCTTCTTTAGGGATAGGTGCGTCTGCGTCTGGTTGACCATCGTCCCAATCATAACTAGTGACATGTTCTATAATAGCCTCTTGTCTTTCAGATTTGTCAATAGCAAGAAAATAATCAACAAATTCTGCATCAACTTCGCCGATAACTGTTTCGCCACCATATCTGCCGGCTTCAATTCTAAATATTCTTTTACTCATAAATGTACTCCATAACTATATTCGTATTTACTACAGTATACTACCTCAAAAATAATTTGTCAAGTCTTTTTGTACCCAAAAAAAAGCCTCTAATAAAAGAGGCTTTAAAACTTATAACAATAAGTTGATTATATAATAATCGGCTTACTGGAAAGTTAAGTTTTGAACCGCAATCTCACCTAAATAATCAGCCGCATTACCAAAAGATGATGCAGTGTTAGTTAGTTCGATGTATCCGTAACGAGTCATAAATGATACGACTGGCTCGAATGTAGCTGGATCTAGTACAACTCCACTGCTCATTAATGGAATATATGGGCAATAGAAGGCTGCCGCATCAGTTTCAGATGAACCTTTGTATCCAACTAATACTGCTTGAGTATCAGGTGCATAAGAGTCAACGAAAACACGCATAGCGCCGTTCAACGTACCAACAAACTTAGTGTTAGTAGGAGCTTCAAAAGTTCCTTCAGTTGTACGAGCAAATGCTGATGTAGTAGCAGATTGTAATACAGTCAGTGCCGCAGAACTCACAACAGCCCAGTTACCTGCGCCTCTACGTGTTCTTTGAGCGATCAAGTTTGCAACTCTGTTGATTAATACAGCTAATGCCGCATGTTCATCACCAACGTAAGTAGCAGTACCTGATACGGCTGCCTGGTTATATGTGAATTCAGTTGCCGCTAACGTTCTAAGAGATAGTAAAATCTCCTGATCGATTTCAGCAGTGATTTCTTGTGCCAAAGCAGCCATTATTTCTGCTTCAACATCGATGCCGTGCTGAGACTGTGCGTCCTGAGCGGCTTCGAATGTCCAACGTGCTTGTAACTTACGTGACTTCGCTTCAACAGCTTGTCTTAAGATTTGCACACTGATTTGTTTACCGCCGTTTCCTTCTAATACTGCTGTGTTAGCACCAGTATATGAAGCGGATGTTCCTGTTGCTTGAGCAGTACGTGAGTACGCCTGAGCAATTTTGAACGGTGATAATGCTTCTTCACCAGCTGTTACCGAAGTAGCGGCTGCCGAGTTGTCAGTCAATGACTGAGCGTAACGAACACGTAATGTGTGAATCTGTCCAACAGGACCAGTCATTGGCTGAACGCCGACTAGTTCGTTAGCAATAACAGTAGGCATAACCCTTCTGATTACTGGTAAGATTACACGGTTAAGTGTTGCTATATTTCCTGCACCGGTACTACCTGCGGTAGCATTCTCATTTAAGAGACCTTTGCGAGTGTTTTCAAGGACAACACCCATTGTTGAGCGGCGAGTGCCTTTTAAGCCTTCTAACAGAGCTTCTTTGGTTTCGCCCCAACGGCTTTCTAAGAGTACTTTTGACATGGTTTATTTCTCCTAATCAATGTCGAGTTTTAATTAAAGCCCTGCCAGACGCTTGAGATCAATTACGTTGCTAGAATCAGCATCGTAATCTTCCTTCGCTTCTCGTTCTTGTTTGGCAGATTTATTACCAGTTTCGATGATTGTACGAGATTCAGTTAAAGATGCCTTTTCAGATTTCTTTTTACTTCCTTCATTCAATACTGCTGGTAAATACTTATCAAATGCGTTCTTCAGCCTAGGCGTCTGAACACTTTCTAATAAAGATCGCATTACTTGAGCCTTATCTTTGTTTAAAGACGATAACAAGTTATCTAATGCCTTTTCACGCTGAGTTGATTCTTTAATAATGTTTACTTCACGTTCTTTTGAATCAATAATTTGTTTTGCTTTCGCAAGACTTACTATTGACTCTTCTAGTTTTTTGTCTTTAGCTTCTAATGATTGAACTAACTTGCGAGTTTCAGCCTTATCGTTAAGATAAGTTGTGCTGAATTCACCTGCAAATGATTCAAAAATCTTTCTGCCGAAGTTATTTTCCCTAGCGGATTTAATATCTTCTTTTAGTTGTGATAATTCACCTTTAAGATTCGATGTAACTGCAACGTTGATTCTCTTAGCACTCTCGGAAACGAATTTCGCTTTGAGTTTTTCGAGTTGTGTACGTCCTTCTGCAACTAACTTGACACGTTGTTCAACCACTGCTTGTCTATCCTGAGCAAATTCTTTGATCTCTTTAGCCAATGCATGAACGATAAACTTTTGAAGTTTATCTTGGTTTTCTAACTGAACCTTACGATCAGTACGTAGTTCTTTAATTTCTTCTGCTAACTTAGTTACCATGAAGTCATTAAATTTCGTTGCACTTTCTTTAAGTTTCAATTTCGCTTTTACGCGGTCTTCGTTAATAGCTTTCTTCTCGTCATGGAATTCTTTAATTTCCTCTGACAAAGATTCAGTCACCATCTTATCAAGGGCTTCTACCATCACATTTCTGTCATGTTCGTATCGTTGTGCGAATTCATTTCTGAGTTCTCCACGAACTTGATCCTTAGCTTCAGTTAATTTGGTTTCCCAAGTAAGGTTTAATTCACTTGCGACATCCTCATTGATGAGTCCAGAATCGATTAATGGTTTAATAGCATCTATCATGCTTGTTCCCCTCTATTATATTTTTAAGTCTTTGATCAGACGATTAATCTCGTCTTTCAAATACCGTTCTACTTTCTTGTTGCCTCGTGCTTCTCGTGCTACTTCTAAAACTTTATGTCCGTGCTTCATATTCATGAGGCCCTCGTATATCGCTTTAGGATAAGCATTTGGTGCACTTGGTTGAGCAACAATGTCTACAGTGATTATTTCGAAATCACTGACACGGCCATCTATATCGTTAACGTTTCCGCTACCTCTACTAGATACACCGAGTTTTACCCCCGACTCTAACATGGTCTGAACTAACTGACCCATTGGAGTTGGTAAAATCTTTAATTTGCCGTAGCCATTCGGCCCGTCCATCCACATCTTAGTGATCATGTGTGACACACGATCTAAGTTGATTTTTAAATCATCTGGATGATCAACTTCACCTAATACAGAATTACCTTCTTGTATTTGTGTGTTGAGTGTTTCTACGGCTGTCTCTATTTCATTAATAGGGTAAACTCGCTCATTTGCGTTTTTAACCCCACCTTGAATAAAGATGCCCTTCATAAAAAGGGTCTTTAAATCTGTATCACCTTCCTTAACGGATTCGACCATGATTTCGGCATGATCGAACGATAAGTGTTCTTTAAGATACAAAGCCATTTATATCAGTTCCTAGTCTATTACAGATTTAGTATTAACACCTGAAGCCTGTGCTGTGACTGGCTTAGGAGCGGCGCTTAATGGTTTAGCATTTTTGCCTGGCTGATTCTGGAAGCTAGAAGAGCCATCAATGTCTTTAGCTTTAGGAGCCGGACGTCCTTGTTCTCCTGCATTACCTTTGTCAAAGTCTACTGGATGTGCATCCATTCCTTTTTGACCTGAGTTAGCATCTACTGGGCTTCTAGTTTGTGAACCATCGTCACCCATTTTAGCTGTAACTTTTTGAAGTGTAATTGCTTCTGCAACTAGTTCTTCATCGTCAACATTTACGTCAACGTCTACTTCTTGGTCGTCAATGTCGCCTTCAATGTCAGCACCCATATCGCCCATTTCATCTTCTAAATCATCTTCTTTACCCATGATTTCTTCAAATTCTGCCATTAAGTCATCAAGTTTGTCTTCGATGCGGATAACTGCATCTTCAACTTCGTCTGATGAATTAGCTTCGATGTCGAGTGATCCTTCAACTTCGTCATCGCCACCGATGTCGAATACTTCTTCAGAGTCTACTTCGATTTCATCTTCGTCTTCTGATACGCCTTGCTCTTCAGCATTGATCTCGTCAAGTAGATCACCTACTTGTCCACCAATACCTTCGTCTAGGTCATCGCTATCCATCATTTCGTCTTCCATGATAGATTCGTAAATTGCTTTGGATTTTTCTATAACGATGTCATGGAAAAGTTCCGATGCTTGTTCTTCGTTCTCATTGATTATGAGGTCGATTAGTTTTTCAAATTTCTTGTTATCCATTGAGTTTCTCCTGATGTGTATAAATGGCTTTATGTGAAGATATTTAGTGTGTAGTAATAAAAAGTACTATTTAAGTACTACTTTTTTACGTTTTTAACTAAATTAGGGGGTGTTTTTGTTATAATGTTGGACCAGCATCTTCTGCTGGTGCAGAGTATTGCTTTCTAACTTTTACAAGGTGTTTAGATTTTTCATAATT